AAGGTTGAGTACAACGATACGGTAAAGAATGACTCAAGTGCGCTGATTGTTATTAAGGAGATACTGTATAAGAATCGGATTCAGGACCGGTTGGTCCGTTTTCAGAACCGTCGGGCTACGGCAATAGTCGAGCAGCGGACTCAGGCATTGGTGGCGGGCGTAACGGCTTGGCAGACAGGGTATGACATATCTGTTGGTATGAGACTTAAGCGTAATATCTTCAGTCTGTCTAGGTCCAATCAGGGGTGGGGAGTCCGATATCAACGTGAGATTGGATGGAAAAGTATCCTAGAAAAATAGCTATCTTTGTCTAAATCAAATCAAATGGAAGTAAAACAACAACTCACAGCCGACGAACTGAACAAGGTACAGGAAATGAACGCCACATTCACGCAGGCAAAGATTGCTTTGGGTGACTTGGAGATTCAGAAGCATGGGATTCTTGGTCAGATCAAGCAGCTTCGGGATGACTTTAGTAAGAACGAAAAGCAACTGATTGATAAATACGGACCCGATGCCGTAATAAACATAAAGACCGGAGAGGTTACCTATGGCAAAGATTAGTACATACGCAGTAAACGGAACCCCGTCCATTAGCGACAAGCTTATTGGGACTGAGGTTAACAATTCGGACGAAACAAAGAACTACACCATCGGTGACATTCTTTCGCTTCCGTTGCCAAACGTTCCTGTGTACGCTAACAATGCAGCGGCACTAGCAGGGGGTTTGGTTGCAGGAAACGTATATAGAATTACAGCAACCGACTACTTGGGAGTAGTCCACTAATAAGTTTAGATGGCTAAGATAAGTACATACGTAGTAAACTCTATACCCGTACTTTCTGATAAGGTAATCGGGACTGATGTCGTTGACATGAACATCACGAAGAACTACCTTCTTAGTGATATATTCGCTCTGTTCCAAGCTCAGTCGGGTGGAGGATACGTTCCATATATTGGGGCAAACGCGAATGTTGACCTAGGCGCAAACAGTATTACATCCAACTCCTTTATTGTAGGAGGTGGATTGTCATCTCAGTTCCTAAAGGCGGACGGTTCGGTTGACAGCACTAGCTACGTACCGTATACGGGTGCAAACGCCAACGTGAACTTGGGGTCTTATAATATAACAGCCAACTCGTTTATTAAGGCAGGTGGTACATCTTCTCAGTTTCTTAAAGCTGACGGATCTGTTGACAGTAATACCTACGTAGGCATCTCTAATACCCAAACGATAACGGGACTAAAGACTTTTAGCAATACGCTTACGCTTACCAACGTAGCAAATACGCTGTCTGATCCCGACAAGTTTTTGGTTCTTAACGGAGGTAATGCGGTAGCGTACAGAACAGGTGCTCAGGTACTTTCTGATATTGGTGGTGCCGATGCTGCTAGCTACGTTCCTTATACGGGAGCAACTAGCAACGTGAACCTAGGCATCTACGACGTAATAGCTGATGCGTTTATTAAATCGGGTGGTACGTCCTCTCAGTTTTTGAAGGCTGATGGTTCTGTTGATGGAAACTCATACGTAACCGTTAGCACTATTCAAACTATATCGGGAGCAAAAACGTTTAGTAATACATTAACGTTAACTAGCGTTGCAAATGCGACAGTTGATCCTGACAAGTTCTTAGTTCTTAATGGAGGCAATACGGTTGCGTATAGAACAGGTGCTCAGCTTATATCTGACTCGTTAACTCTGACAACAACAGGAACTAGCGGAGCCGCTACGTTAGTTGGAGGTACGTTAAACATTCCAAACTACGCACCCGATCTTAGCGGATACGTTACTATCGGTACTACTCAAACAATAACCGGAGCTAAGACATTCAGTAATACCTTAACTCTAACTAGCGTTGCAAATGCAACAGTTGACCCTGATAAGTTTTTGGTTCTGAATGGAGGCAATATGGTTGCCTACAGAACAGGTGCGGAGTTGGCTTCTGATATCGGAGTCACAAAATACTATGGATCGTTTTACGATATCCTAGACCAAGTAATTACTACTGTATCTACAGGTCAGCCTGTATTGATTAGGAACATAGACGCAACAATGACTAGTGGGTTCTCTGTTGTAAGCAACAGTAGGATCACGGCTGCGTACTCAGGAAAGTATAACGTTATGTTTTCTTTTCAGCTACACAATAATGGCGGCGGTGGTGGAGGAAGTACCGTAGAAATATGGATTGTAAAAAATGGTGTAGCTGTTCCTGACAGTAATACAAGGATTGCGGTAAACACTAATAGTCCTTATGTTGTAGCTGCTTGGAATTATTTTATTCCTCTAAATGCAGGAGATTATGTTGAGGTTTATTGGGCTACAGATAATCCTAGTATAGTATTAGAACATAATACGGGTTCTATGGGAGGACCTGTAATCCCATCGACAATCATAACAATAAATCAAGTCAACTAAAATGGAGATTCGTAAGGTATCTATCGGGCCCGACTATAAGGGAGGTGCAATGCACTATATTGTTGGGCAGAAGGTCCTTAACGAAACAAGCGAGATTCATTTGATTAAGTTCGATACTAGTTCGGGCTCAATCAAGATTTATATCATTAATGAAAAAAACGAGGTAATGTTGTGGAAGGAGTTCACCCACACGGTACCCGTATCAATCGAATTTAATATAGCCTATTGATGAGATCGCCATTCTACTTCATTGCGAAGCCACTGAAGGGGAAGCGATACGACAACACGAAGGAGGTAGCGGGGATAGAGTTGATAGTAAGCACCTCCGAAGAAGACCATAAGTTCTCGAACAGACACGCTGAAGTCGTAGAGCTGCCCTTAAATTACAATGGACCCGTTGCCGTTGGTGATACCCTATTGGTACACCACAACGTATTTAAATTCTACAACGACATAAAGGGTAGGCAGAAAAGCGGAAAGAGTTTTTTCAGAGACGACCTTTTCTTTATCGAGCCTGACCAATTTTTCATGCACAAGAGGGACGGCAAGTGGATGGCATACGATAAGTACTGCTTTGTAAAGCCTGTGCCCGTAACTGAATCCTATATCAAGAAGCCGTTTACCGAGGAGCCTTTGGTTGGGGTGATGGTGTATCCTAACGAATACCTGCTCAGCAAGGGTATTAATAGTGGTGACTCGGTATGCTTTTCACCTGACAGCGAGTACGAGTTTACAGTTGATGGGGAGAAGATGTACCGAATGTTTGACCATCAAATAACCATGAAGCTATGACATCCAAAGAAATCAAGCTTAAGATTATTGATTCAGGATACCGTGCGGTTGAGCATCTGATTAAGGTAGCTAACGAAGATATTATCAAGCCCGACCCCGACGACGAGTTGGCTGCTGATAGGCTTAAGAATGCGGCCGCTACAAAGAAGCTAGCTATATTTGATGCGTTCGATATCCTGAATCGTATTGAGTCTGAGAAGGAAAGTATTGAGATGGCTGAACGTGGAGTTCAGAAGGTAGATACAAAACAAGGCTTTGCGGAAAGAAGAAGTAAACAATAGTATATACAGGGTTGTACACGACTACATACCGTCCTCCGTTCTTTCTAAAAAGAATGCGGCAAGGTCGTGGCAGTATGGATACAACGAGAAGTACGATATGGTTGTTGTGTCTAAGACAGGTCAGGTCGGTGGGGTTATTGACGTGTCGGGTCTTCTTATAGCTCTTCCGCTTGCGCCAAAAGAGTGTCTTCAAAGACACCAAAGTAAATCTGAGCAGTATTGGGAGAGACGGGATCTTCCAAGTGAACTAGCCAAGATACAGTCAATCTTTCAGTGGAACGATATGCCTAGCGATTTTAAGAACCGTTGGGTCGATTATATTGAGAGTGAGTTTGATTATCGTGAACAAGGTTGTTGGTTCATGAATAATGGAACGCCAACATACATTACGGGTTCACACTACATGTACCTTCAGTGGTCTAGTATAGACGTTGGTTACCCCGATTACCGTGAGGCAAACCGAATCTTCTTTATATTTTGGGAGGCGTGCAAGGCCGACACTAGATCATTTGGTATGATATACCTAAAGATTCGTCGTTCGGGATTTTCCTTTATGGCTTCGTCTGAGTGCGTTAATACGGCTACTCTAGCTAGGGACTCACGTATTGGCATGCTATCAAAGACAGGTTCGGATGCTAAGAAGATGTTTGTTGACAAGGTTGTCCCAATAAATAACAGGCTACCGTTCTTCTTCAAGCCGATCATGGACGGTATGGACAAACCAAAGACCGAGCTAGCCTACCGTGTGCCTGCCGCAAAGATTACCAAAAAGAATATGTTCAACTCATCAGACGATGAGATAGATGGACTAGACACGACAATCGATTGGAAGAATACAGAAGAGAACTCGTACGATGGAGAGAAACTACTGTTCCTTGCTCACGACGAGAGCGCCAAGTGGGTTAAACCAAACAACATCCTAAACAATTGGCGAGTAACAAAGACCTGTCTTCGATTGGGTAGCAAGATTATTGGTAAGTGTATGATGGGGTCTACCTCAAACGCACTAAGCAAGGGTGGAGACAACTACAAAAAGCTTTACGAGGATTCAGACGTCCGGGTAAGGAACGCAAACGGTCAGACAAAGAGTGGG